AAACTGAAAAACGTTGTGTTTGGCTTACTGTTATAGAGAAAGACCTAGAAAAATTAGAACGTGGAGACTATAATGTTACTTTTTCAGAATTAGAAAAGTATAGAGTTTAGCAAACGCTAAACGATACAAGATTGATTACGCAAGGTTACATTTTATCCTTCACTAACTTTCTTGTATCGGGCGTATTTTATTAAAATGAAAATCCCAAAAATAATAAAACAATATGGAAAGAGATTTATTATTTCTTTGTCTAGAGATGAGATGAAAATTCTTGACATCAAAATACACGATGAAGTGATAGTAGAAAATGAATGAATATTTAAATATAGAGCAAGCAGAGAAGTTTTATGATTATGTTAAACCTACCATTTTTGTAGCTCTTGCTCCAACATTTAACGTAGAAATAGAAATTAAAGACAAACAACATTTTTTAGAACTTGTTAAATTGTATAACGCTGAAAAGAACGTGTATGCTACATTTAGAGAATGCAGAAGTCCTAGATGCACAGAGTCTGTTGTTTCCTTAGACAAGTTTGTTATTGACTTAGACACATTAGATGAAGTAGCAATAAAACAATTTGAAGAATATTTAGAAAAAAACAAGCTTAGAATAGAAGCAAAGGTTCTGTCTGGTGGTGGTTATCATTTTTACATACCATACAAAGTTATTAAAATCTCTGAGCAAAACAGAAAAGAAATTTTAAGAATTATTAAAAATTTTAAAGATGAGTTATGTGAGACCAGAAAATTATTAGTTGACAGAAAAATTTTTGATTTGCCTAGAGTTATTAGAATTTGGGGAACATTCAACTATAATAAAAACAAATCTTGTGAGTTGTTGTATTTCAATAAGTGCTCTGAAGAAGACATCACATACAACACTGTTTTTATAAATAGTTTACCTTCTTTGACTAGAGAGGGATTATGTCGAGACACAAATGTTTTAAGTTGTTTTTTATTTAATTTGCTCAATGAAGTAATACTAAAAAAGAGTAACACTAAAAAAAACGATATATTATTAAAAAACATGGCATGCTTTCTTAGAGAAGCTTACTCAGATGAGGGCTATGAAATTGGAGTGAGATTAACTCTCAAGCAAGGTCATTCTGAAAACGAATTTAAAGGTTGGTGGAATAAGAGAGAATTAAAATTCAATTGTGGCGAGATGGTTAAATGGCTCAAAGAATATTATGAAGAATTATTACCACAGACGTGTAATATTTGTAGAGCGTTCAATAAAAATAATATTGTTTATGTGAATTCAGTAGAAACATTTCATCAATTAAAACCATTGATGCGAGAAAATTTTAGATTATACATCAATAAAGAAGTTTGCATGAAAGTAGATATTCAACCAGGTATATATTCAGCAAAGACAGAAATTCCAGTGTTGAGGCGATATGAAATTACTGATTCAGAATCTGGCACCATTGATTATCTAGTCTGGATTATTGGAGAACCAGATATTAAAATTTCTAAAGGTATGATTTTAGCAGAGGAATTGAGTGTGGATTTTTTTACATATTCTGCTATTGCTGATGGTAAGGATTGTTTATTGTTTTCAGACAAAGAGCTAGAACTTGCAGAATATTATATCGAGGGTTCTCTGTTAAAGATTAAAGACCAGATGCTTGCTGGAAAATATAGCAAAGTAGGAAGTAAGAAACAGGTTATCATGAGAAATTCTGATTTTCCATTAATTAGAAAGATTAGAACTGTTGATGAATTGTTCAATGATTTTAATTTTAGTAGAGAGCAGTTTTTAGATTTTTTATTTTCACATAAGAGAGAGAATAAAATTTATATCGAGCCTGAATGGTTAACTGATTTATTATTGGCTTTTTTGTTTTCAGGTTCTCAACCATACCCATTGCATTTGATTGTTTGTGGTCAGCAAGGTTGTGGTAAAACTTCTATGTTAGAAGCAATTTTTGATAAATTTGATAACAAAAGTATACATTCTGGCACAGTAAGTACAATGAAGTCTTTGATTCCAAGTTTTGGTGCTTCTAAACCAGAACTTGGATTATTACTTGGTTCTAGAAGATTGTGTTATGTAGACGAGTTTTTCAGATTAGCTAAGAATGAAGAAGATGAAAATAGATTTACAGTGATGAATGAAATTTTAGAATACAGAGCAAGAAGTTTTAGTTCAGGCAAAGGTTCAATACCTTCTACAAAAATGAAGAGTAAATTGTTTGGCATAACAAATCCAATAGAAGGCAAGACATTTAGAGAGACAGTAGAAAGTTTACCAGAGACTGTTTTGTCTAGAGTTGTGATTATTAATTTGAATGAAGATTTTACTAGATGGGTGAATGATTTTGTAAATTATAAACCTTATACAGATTTGGTAATAGATAAGTATAAGTGGCAAAGTGTGTATGATTTTTTAAATGAATTCGTGTGTAGGTATGAGAAAAGTAGAGTTGATAAGATAATTTTAAAATTGAAACAACAGGTGCCAGATTTTATGAAAAAGGTGTTTAATACTAGATTTGTCAATCATCATTCATATTTATTATTAGATGGGATAGTTAAGTCTAGATGTTTATTTTCTAGAACAGTAGAGTTTTGTGCTATTGAAGAAGATTATTTAAGATTTGAAATGTTGATAAATAAATTGATTATGAATTGGAAAGAGTTGCAGCCAAAATTAAATGAATTACAAAAAGCAATGATTGATTTGGTTCCTGTTGATGGAATTGAAAGTGATGTTTTGCAAGAGTTATGTAAAAAACGTCAGATAGATTTTATTTTTAATTTATCAGCGTTGAAAACATTTGATAGGATTAGAATAGAAGGTACAAAGATTTATAAGAGGGTTTATGAAGAAGATATCGATTTCAGTGTATGTTAGACAGTGTAGACGTTGCAATGAATTATTTAAAAGTTATAAACGTTGTAGGTTTTGCTTTGATTGTAACAGAAGTAAGTATAACATGAAGATTGATTTGTATCCTAGTTTTATGTAACATATACTACAGAATATAAATATTTATATATTAGTTAACATATTATATAATATAATAAGAAATTGGTTGAACTAAAAATTAAGTTTTGTATACCTATCATATATGATAGGTATATTTTATGCTCACCGTCTGTCTTATGGCAGACTAGGACTAATGAGCCCAAGTTGTAATTAGTCTAAGATTAAAAGCTTGGCGTTTCAGGGCGGAGAAGCGTATGTAAGTGCTGAGCTTCAACAGTCTATGAGTGCCACTAACCTGTTGAGCAACAGCAAAAGTCAGAGACCTGCAAGTGAGGTACGGGTCACACGGGGTGGGAGTCCCCTAATATTCACAGGCAGTGCGACGCAAGACAGTTGAGCTTACTATGTCGAATACAGGAAAACCCACAGCTAGGTAACGGTAAAAATCCGTGCGAGTAAGTGACTGGGCGATATTGCACTGCCTTTATTATCCTAACTAAGCGTAAGGTGTCTGATGCTGACACTGATTGAAATGTATAAAATATGTAAACACTGCAAAGGTACTGGAGAAGAACCGCATAGTCATAACAAAGACTATTGTGGTTTGTCTTGCTTTGAGTGCAATGGCACAGGAGAAATTGTAGATGACTCTTAAGGAGGACTGATTGAAATGCCGAAAACGGGAAGAGAGATTCGGAACTGGGTAAATCAGCCTAAGGCGAGAGAATCAATGAAGAGAACTAATAACTCAAAGAAACCAAGAATTATTTTTTCAGAAGAATATAAACAACTGCTTCGTGGAGAAGGTGTTTTAAGAGAAGGAACTTTGTGGTATTCAGAGCAGGAAGTTTTGGCACTGCGAGAGCAGATTGTGGAACTGAAGGCGGAGAACGAGAAGCTGAAGCGAGGCGAGGTAAAATGAAACCTAAACTAATGATGGGCTTTTGGAAATGCAGTAAATGCGGAACCTGCCACTGCGACAGAGGAATGGTAGAACGGTGCTGTGTTCCACAGGAACACGAGAGGACTTTCCCATGAATCAGACTGAACTAGAAGCATTACGGATAAGAGAGCAATATCACGATTTATTCAATATGCTACAAGAGAGATATGAATTAGAAGTCACGATTAAGCCACACGACCACTTCTAAAACAAATAGTTAGACGACCTTTTTGCCCCACGTGGCTTATTTTTTTATTATCAAAACAGATAGGAGGTAACTAAAATGCCATTAGTACAAATTTATACAGATGAAGACGCAGAAAAAAATGTAGCAAAATATATGGAAAAGTGGAACAAAACATCTAAAGTTGATGTTATACTTGAAATATTAAAAAAATTTAATGAGGTGTAAAAATGGAAGATATAGATTTTGCAGACATTAAAGTTAATAAAGACAAAGACTTTGATGAACAAGAAATATCTCTTGATGACCTGAATGTGGCTTTTGTAGCACATCCTCAGGTTGGTCAAGAAACAGGACCAATGAAAGTAAAAAGATGGTACACTACAACAGACACTGATAGAGTAGACAAAGAAGGTGAAAAATTCTCTCTTGCATTAAAGAGAAAAGATGGCAAGGGAAATGTGGCTCACTGTTTAGAAACAGATAGAGGAGTTTATACAATTGCAAGCTGGGAAGAACTTGGTAAACTGAGAGCAATAGCGCAAAAATTAAAAAGAACTAGAGACTTTACAATAAATGTAAAGCATCTAGTTAATGGATATACAGACAAAAAAGCACAGAAAGAAAATCGATGCTATGAAATAGTGCTTTTGGAGTAATAAAATGGAAGAAGTGAATGAGATTAGAGCAAAATTGAAGGAAGTAAAGATGCAATATGCAGGAAAATTAGAAGACTATAAGAGAGTTATGCTTAGTCTTAAAGAGAATGTAGAAGAGAAAAAAACTCTTAGAAATGAAATGAAAAGTTTAAGAGTACAAATAAAGAAAGCACAAGAAAAAGCAAAGAATGATTAATTTTTTGCTTTTTGTTTTTTTATTTTGAGGTGAAGAAATGTTAGTGTTTTTTGAAGGTGTAGAAAAGGTAGGCAAGACAACAATTGCTAAAATGTTTATTGATGAATATGAAGAAGTGATATATTATAAATCTACACCTTGTAATATTAGAAATTCTAATAATATCAAAAAAACAATATTTGAGATTGATTTTTTATTACAATTAGAAAAATATAATCCAGATAAGGTTTTTATTATTGATAGAAGTATTTGGACAGAGTATGCATATTCAAAATTATTTCATAGACATACAGATGTAAAGATTTTAAAATCTTTAACTAAAAAATTAAATAAAAATAATGTTCAACTTTTTTATTTTTATTGTGATAATTCAAGAGAAAATTTTAAAAGATTTGTTAATGAGAAAAGTATTTTATTTTCTGAAAATGAAAAACTAAAAAAATATTTTGATGAAGCATTGAAAGTTTTGAAAATTAAAAAAATGTATAAAGTAGATACAGAAATGTCTAAACTTGATACATTTGAATATGTAGATAAAAAGATGAGGTCTTTATGATGAAAGTATATATAGCTAGTGGATTTTTTACTACTGAACAATTGGAAGATTTGGAAATTATTAAGCAATGTTTAAATTTGTCAAATTTTACATTTTATTCACCTAGAGATGAATGTTTAATTTCTAATATTTCTAGCAAAGAAGAAAAACGAAAATGTTTTGAAGATAATTTAAGAGCTATTACAGATTCTTGTTTAGTAATAGTTAATACAAGAGACAAAGACTTAGGGACGATTTTTGAAGCGGGATACGCATATGCTAAAGATAAAAAAATATTATATTTTTGTCGTGGACTTAAAGGTAATTTTAATCTCATGCTTAGTCAGAGTGGAATAGCTGTTGCAACAGTACAAGATACTCTATTGAAATATCTTCTTGAATTTAGAAAAGATTTCAATTTTGTTAAAGAATATAAAGGTGAAATAGAATGAATGATACATATTTAGAAAAGATTTCTGTGCTTAGAGAGATTAAACGATATAATAATACTTTTTGTCTTAAGACAGAAAGTGTAGCAGAACACAGTTTTTTTGTCGCTGCAATAATTTTAAATTTGTATAATGAATATAATTTTGATTTAAAGAAAGCTTTAATCATGGGTTTAATTCATGATTTTCCTGAATGTGAAATTACAGATATTCAACATAATGTTAAAGAACAATTTCCTTTTTTAAAAAAGAAATTAAAGATAGCAGAGAAAAAAGTGATGATGGAATCATTTTTAGAACTATTTAAATATTATAGAAATTTTAGCAAAGAAGACAAAGTAGAGACGATAATAGTTAAATATGCAGATGTATTGAGTTGTTATCAATATTCATCTAATGAAATTGGCATGGGTAATATTGGATATATGACAGAAGTTAGAGAGGGTTCAATATCAAGATTAGTAGAATTGCAAGAAAAATTAAAAAACTATAAGAGGTGAAAATGCCAGAATCAAATACAATATTAAAAATTGAATTGCCAATGAAATTAAGATTTAACGAAAAACCAACAACTAATTTCGTAGATGTAATTAAAAATATTAGAGTTACTGCTTTAATTAGACCCAAGTCTAACATTAAAGATATATTGTATGATTACATGAATGCAACATGGGCTGATTATCCAATTCATTTTAAAACTACAGAAAGTGTTCAAGAGCAGTTTGAATTATTATTACAAGGAAAAGCTTTACCTTCTGCTTTAGAATGTATTCAATATTTATTTCTTTTAGAAGGGATTACTATTCAGGAAGTGACTCATATTTTACGTCATAGAATGGCTACTTTTTCAGCACAATGCTCTGGAGATTTGTGGTGGTCTCATCATGATGCAATCATTCCTGAATCGATATCAAAATCTAAATTTAAAAGTAGATATAAAAAACTGACAAAAGATTGCAAGAAATTATATTGTGACATGATTGATTCAAAAAAAGTTTCAATTATGGATGCAAGGTATATTTTAACACGTAATCTTACTACATTTTATTATATGAGAATGGATTTAGGGAATATTTTACAATTTATTAAGCAAAGAAAATGTACACAAATTCAACCTGCTACAGACAATAAGCTAGCAGAATTGATGTATAATATAATATGTGAAGATTTTCCAGAGATTAAGAAATATGTATCTCTGAAATGTGACTCATCATGTCATTATGTAAAGACTGCTAATACTGGAAAAGCTACTAATCTTTACTTGCCTGACAGAGCACATGATATTTTTGAATATAATAAAGATAATTTTATTTATCAAAAGACTAGGAAACAAATGGGTGAAAGTTATAATTTTCAGGAAGATATAAATTTATGATTAAAGAAAAATTTGATGAAAATGAAAGATTGATGTTCACTTTTGGACACAATGTAGAAAATACTAGAGAATTACTTAATGTGAGATTTGATTATTTGGAAGTGACAGATAAAGCAATAGAAGAATTGAAACAGATTATAATGGAGAAAGATATAGATACAGAAGAAGAAAGATATGAGTATGAGGAAATTTATCATTCTTTAAGAAATGTAATTAGAAAAAAATTATATTATTTTAAAAATCAAACTGTTCACAGCAGACAATTTATTTATCATAGTGATTCGTGTATTTCTCTTGTTCAAGTAAGTTATAGAGATGAATTTTTACTTATGACAATATATATGAGAAGTTGTGAAATGACTAAGATGTTATATTCAGATATGTTAGCATTTATGCAAATGATAAAATTGATAAATGATGAATTTTTTAAAACTAAAAAATTGATTTTGACTATTTTTATTAATAGTTTGCATGTGTATAAAAATGATAACAAATGAAATTCAGAATTGCAAAAGTTGTAATTTAGGAATTTTGGAAATAAATAAGATAAAACCTTTTGATGAAAATAGGTTCTCTAGAAAGATAGTATTTGTTTCGCAAAATCCTAGTGTTAATAGAGAAATATCTTCTAAAATATTTGAATATCAAAATATTAGTGATAAAGTAATGTATGAATTTTTAAAATTTTTTTCTCTTACTAGAGATGATGTTTATTTTACTAATATAGTTAAATGTAGTTCTATTAAAAATGAATTGCCAAGTGAAGAATGTCTTAAAAAATGTTCAGAATTATTTTATGAAGAAATATCAGAAATTAAACCTTATTTGATAATAACTATTAGTTCATTAGTTTATCAGAATATAGATAAATCTAGAGTAAAAGTTCCTGTAATAAAATTAGAACACCCTTCTTATTATTTTAGACAAACAGGAAATATTGAAACTGCTGCGAGAATGATGTATGATAAATTATTGAATACTACAATTGATAGCAAATTAAAATATGGTATTTATATGGATTTTGTAGATAAAGAAGTCAAATTTAAATCAGAAGCAAATCTGACTCATTTCATTCATAATATAAACGATTTAGATTTATATAATATTTCTGTAGATAGAGAATATAATCCTGTCATGATAATGATGAGTAAGAATTTTATGTTTCGAATACAATTTAAATATTATAATTATTGTTATGTAGAATGTAGTGAAAATGAAGTAGAGAAAAGAACGTTAAAAGATGTACCTTGTAAAAGATTGGAATATACTTATAATAAAGAAATGCCAAAAGTTGTGTATGAGTCGGATATTCATCAAGATTATCGATTCATTATAGATTATTTTAACTATTATAAACTTATAAGCAAAGAAAAAATTCGATATCTTACATTTGATATTGAAACTAATAATTGTGTTGATGTGATAAATGTGAAAGGCGAAATACTTTCTATTGTTTATATGTTGAATAATGAAAAAAAGTTCTTATTTTTAAATAATGGAAATGATAATTTTGAATTTTTTAAAACTATGAAAGATGTAATAATCTTTTCTAAAGAAGAAGATATGCTTAAACATTTCATAGATATAGTAAGGAAAAGTAATTTTGTCACTGGTTTTAATATTTATGGTTTTGATTTGGTTTATTTATTTAATAGAGCAAGAAGATTAGGTATTGATGAAAATGAGTATTCACCAATACAACGAGTGAAGAATAATGTTAAGACAGAAGAAGATAGAATGAATGAAATGAACACTGATGTGAAAGGATTAGATTGCGTAGATACTATGCTTTATGCTAGAGATAAATTTTTTGTGTATTCATTAGATAAACCATCACAATATAACTTAGATTATTTAGGTAAATTTTTAAACCTTGGTCATAAGGTTCATGATAATCGAGGGCCTTCTGTTTTATGGAAAGAAGACCCGATGAAATTGTATGAATATAATATTCAAGATGTAGTACTTTGTAGACAAATAGAAGATTATATGGGTGTATTAGATTATCTTTTAGGATTTAAAGATTTAATGAAAACATTTAATTTGAAATGGGGGTTATATAATTCTAAAATTATAGATTTTTTAATACTTTGTAATTATTCAAATAAATATGTATTTCCTAGCAAGCGACAAGGAACTATAGAAGAAGAAAAATTAATAGGAGCTATTGTTTTTGAACCCATTTCTGATATTTATAAAAATGTTGCAATATTTGATTTTTCTGGACTATATCCAAACATAATTAGACAATTCAATATTTCGTATGAGACTGTTACAACTAATCCTACATTATTTCCTAATTCAATTAAGATAAATAATTATTATGTCAATCAAGAAAAGAAAGGTTTTTTACCAGAAGCTGTTGAATTAGTAATGGGTATGAAAAAAGAATTATCAAGAAAAATGAGAGAAGAAAATGATTCTAAATTATTGATAAAGTATAATGGAATCAAAGCTGTGATAAATGGAATTTATGGGGTGTTTGCATATAGATATTTTAGATTATATGATTTGAATGTAGCTAATGCAATTACTGGTATGGGAAGATTTTTACTTACTAATATAAAAAAATATATTGATTCTAAGGTTGATTATAATGTTATCGCTGGTGATTCTGACAGTGTGTTTATTCATTCTAAAAAAGACATAGACTACGAAAAATCTATACAAGAATTTAAAGATTTATCAATTGATGTAAATGAAGAAGTTTCTAATATTATTAAAAAAGATTTCAATCTTGATAATAAGTATATAGAATTAGAATGTGAAACAGTGTTTTATAAGTTATTGCAAACTAAAGCAAAGAAGAAATATTATGGGTTAGCAAAATATTTAAAAAATAAGATGTATGATGAATTTAAAGGTTATGGTAGAGGTATAGAAATGGTAAAGAAAGATACACCTCTAATTGTTAGACCAGTGTTGAAAGAATTATTGATTTCAATAATAAATAGTGTTACAGATGATGATATTAAGAATGCTATTGATTCTAGTAAAGACAAAATTTATTCTATTTCTTATAGAGATTTATTGATAACAAAACAAATTTCTAGAGAATTAAATATGTATAAACAACAACCACAACATGTAAAAGCAATGTTATATTCAAATAAATATTTAGAGACTAATTTTTCTAGGTCTAATTATAAAGGTGGTATGCTGTATGTGAAGATGAATAATAGTAAGTTACCAGAAACTGAAGTAATAATGTTAGATGAAAATACTACTCTTCATGATAGTTTTAGAGTTGATTATGAAAAATATTTTGTATTATTTGTTAAAAGTAAATTAGTTTTGATGTTAGATAGGTTTAGTAAATTTTTTAATAAAAATAAAATATTAATGGATTGGATGAAATGATAACAATTAAAAAAGTTGGTAGATTTGGAGTATTCGAGAATGTAATAGATTCTAAACTTGAGCAAGTATTATTTGATAAGTTAAGTTACACAAGACAAGGTGCTCAATTTATGCCTAATCCACAATGGGGTGTAGTTAGATTTTATAATAAAAGAAAAAGATGTTTTCCTTGGGGTTTATTAAGTATTGTAGAAGATATTTTAGAGCAATGGGAGAAGTATTCTAGAGAAGAATATTCTATTATGAGAGACACCACAGTATTAAAGCTAGACGAGTATTATAAGAATAATTCACAATTAAGAGAGTATCAAAAACAAGCAATAGAAAGACTCTTAGAAAATCATGGTGGAATTTTATCAATACCCACAGGTGGTGGAAAAACATTAACTACCATTTGTTATTTGCAAAGTAGAATATATGATAAAGCATTGATTCTAGTTCCAACTAGAGACCTTGTGTATCAATGGCAAAAAGAATTAGGTATGTTTATGCGATTAAAAACTTGTGTGTATACTTATCAATATATGATGAGACACAAGGAGAAATTAAATGAGTTTGATGTAGTGGTAATGGATGAGTGTCATCATGTTCCAAGCAAGCAAATTTACCAAATTGCTATGAGTTGTAGTAGTGCAACAATGATTGGATTAAGTGCTACACCATTTAGAGCAGATGGTGAAGATATGAAAATTAGAGCTGCACTAGGCGATATTGTTTATAAGATTACAATTGAAGATTTACAAAAACAAGGATATTTAACACATGTTAAGATATTGATATCTCCAATAGATAAAATAAAATTAGAACCTTGGGATGATTACATTGATGTTGTTGATAAATGTATAATACATAATTCTAATAGAATTTTATCCATATGCAATTTAGTTAATTATCATGCATCTAAACCTTGTTTGATTTTAGTAGATAAAATAGAGCATGGTACAATATTAAACAATGCAATCAAGGATTCAATATTTATTCATGGGCAAAGTGTGAATCGAAAACAATTACTTCAAGATGTATTTGATGAAAAGCATCAAGTGGTAATAGCTACTAAGATTTATGGTGAAGGTGTAAATATCCCATGTTTGAAAAGTTTAATATTAGCAGGTGGTGGAAAATCATGTGTAAAGATACTTCAAGAGATTGGAAGAATTCTACGTTTGTTTAAAGATAAATCTACTGCTTATATTTATGATTTTGCAAATGAAGAAAAATACTTGAAAGAGCATTTTAAAGAGAGGTTAAAGATTTATGAAACAAATAAATTTGAAACAGTTTGGTTATGATTTAAAAATTCCAAGTATGCATGATGGAAAATCATTTGAGAGATTTATAGCAGAATATTTAAAAAAGAGAGGTGTTTATTTTTTAAGACTTTATGATAGTAGAAGTGTTGGTGGATTAGCACATTCTCAACCTGCTGATTTTCTAGTTTGGCATAAGAATAAATTAATATATATTGAATGTAAAACAACACAAAGAGATTGTATAAGTCTAAATGATTATCAGCCCAGACAATTGAAAGAGGCAATGCAAGCAAGTGAGAGAGGTATTTTATATTTGACAATAGTGAATTTTAATGGTATAATTATGTTTGAAGATTTAGAAAAATTAATAGAATTATGCAAGTGTCATGATTGTAAAACATTACATAAGGCAATATTTATACCATTTTTCGAATTGAATGATTATTTATAAAACCTATATACTAGAGAATATAGGTTTTGGGTCTATTTATAAATAGTATATACTAGAGAATATAAATATTTATATAGTTATTTATATTATTATAATATAATAACAAAAGGTGATAAAAAATGGCAACAAGACAAAAATACAGTACATTTGATTTGAGGCAAGGCGAAGAAGTTAATGAGGCTATTTCTCAAATGCCTGTAGCACAAGAACAAGATGTGTTTATAGCAGGTGGATTACAGAAAGTATTTTCACACAAGGCAATAGTAGTTGATGATAAGGTTATAGATATTCCAACTAAGAACTATAAGCTTGTTCAGCATAGCGAGGCATTTAGACCTGTTGTAGAAGGTATAACCTTGGCTGGAGTTAAAGACTTTACCTTCTCAGCATATTCTACAAACAAGGTAGGTTATCTTAACCTATATATAGGAAGTATCAACGATGGAACTTCTCATATCAACGTGGGTATGCAAATAAGTAACTCACTTAACAGAACACTTAGCGTGAAGTATGGATTCAAGTTTAATGAAAGAGAAGCTCATATCGAGATTGTTGGCTACAGGCAGGTTTGTAGTAATGGTTTGAAAATACGTGTACCTTTAGAACAAGCAGAGATAATTAGACCAGAACTTCGCGAGCAGATAAAGAATCTCTTGACAGAAAAATATACATTTAAACATGTAGGAAATGTGAAGGTAAAGATTCTAGATATGCAGTATGTGTCTGAAGCTTTTTCTTTACTTGTTGAACCACTTGAATTGTATATCAAGAAAGCTAAGTCAATTGATATAAATGTTAGTTCTGTTATAATTGATTCTGTTAAGTCAATTATAAGAAAACATGTTTCAGAAAGAATGACTAAAAAGATATTAGAACAGTTTTCTGAGAATGCAGGTATTGAAGGAACTTCTCTTTGGGGCTTATTTAATGCTATAACTTATATAGCTAGTCACAATTCGACAGTGAGTGGAAAAACATACCTGGAAAATGCTGGAGCAGAAATCCTGAATGAGGTGATGTTCAGGTAATTTTTTTATTTATTTTCTCTGGAAAATATATAATAAAAGAAGCCACAAGAAATGAATAAGCAATCTAAATTGTATGAACTTACATACACAAGAGATGTGGATAAAGAAACAAGGTTTTTCAGAATTGATATTTATGCATGTGATTCAGCAAGAGCAAAGCAATCAGTGTTGAAATTATATTCAGATGCTGAGAATATTGAGGTGAAAAGATGAAAAAAGAAAATTGGAGTACTACTATTTTTGGAATGTGTATGATTGTTGCAAGTATGATTCAAATATTTGAACCTTTTGTTGTTTTTATTCTTACATTAATAGTATTTTTTCTATTTATTATGTTTTATGAATCAAATGAGGAACCAGTAAATAAAGCGCAAGTGTTTTTAGGTGTTTTGTGTGGTAGTATTGTGGGTATTTGTGTAGGTCTTAGTATACACTATGCATTCTTATTTATATATAATCTACCTAATAAAATTGTTGGTGGATTATTAATTATGTTGATATCTATTATAATAGGAGAAGTTTTATTCTTACTAGATAAGAAACAACCGACAAAAAAACAAATGAAGGATTTATTTTGGTTTACAGCAAAACAAAAAGCTTGTGCTGTTGGAAAATCTCTAGTGGTATTATTTTTAGGTGGTGGTTTTTTAACATGTCTTGCAGCAAACTTTTCTAAAATATTTAATGTGTTTGCTAAGATAAAAGACTTCTTTAGCAAATATGGACTAGTTATTTTAAACTCAGTAGGATATTTTCTTTTATTTGTGCTAATGTCAGGAGTATTTGCTTTCCTAGTTTGGGGATATATTAAACTTAATAGTTTGAAATATAGAAAGTTGAGGTGAAAAAATGGAAAGTGTAACAAAATATATACAAGAGTTAGAGCAGAAAGCAGTTAAGTATGATAACTCAAAAGATAGATATCAAGAATGGGCTAAAAAATTAGATGATGTGATTAAACAATTGCAAGCATTAAAAATAGACATAGACCCAATTAGTGGTATGCATGAACCTAGAAAGAATTCAAATATGAAAATGATTGCTGAAGAATTATATAATCTTCTTGTGCATGGGACAGAAATAAGTCGAGATTTTATAGAGAAAGCCTACACTGAAATAAGTTTTCAACAAGTTGCATATCTTATGAAAGAGATTGCTCAGATGAACAAGGTTTGCCAGCGTAAAGAGGGTGTAAGAGTGATTTATTTCATAGCAAAAGATATTTAAAATTTGTATAACTTTTTTGAGTTTTTAACCATTTGAGCAAGATTTAGCATATTCATTCCTGAAGAAGCAGAATTAAAAGCATCATTACCTGCTCCACCTGGAATAAGATTTTTAACTGTACCCATTGCTGATAATCCAGCCATTGAACCTATACCTATTCCTGTTGTATCTTTTACTGATTTCATCAGTGAATTTGAATATCGTTTTCGATGTTTCATTTTCTTTTCTTAGTGAGTAACTCTTTTATTGCTCTTGCTCTTTGCCAAGAGAATTCAAAACCTATTTCTTCATCATTAAAAGCATGCCCATATTTGTATGGAGAATTCCAAAATTTATTTTTTAAAAATAAATTTTCTTCCACGTTTTGTTCTTAATTCACTAACCACTGCTCTTAAATAGTTAGAATAATTCATTCCAGGACTACTTTTATTAATCCAACTGTTTGAATATTCTGATGGAGTAAATGGGCGTCCTCTTGTTCCCCAACCTGTGTATCTTCTTTTATGTTTTACCATTTTGTTTTCTCCTCCTATGTCATTTTCAATCTTGATAGTTTATTATTGTATCCATTTTTCAATTCTTCAGGAATAATATATTTAAGTATTGTTACTTTAATCACTGGTATATTTATTTTATGTACTACAATATTTTCTAGAAGATTAGATGTATGAAATTTAAACATCTTTTTTTTGTAACTGTTTTCAATATTTCTTATTATCATCTTTTCTTTATGTTAGCAAATGGTGTTTTTTTAACACTACAAATTCTTGCTCTACCATTTGGCATGATTTTAAATTTAATCCAGCTTTTAGTTCTTGGGTTTCTTGCTTGAAAGTATTTTACCATTTTCATCTCCTTTTTCTAGTTGTTATTCGATAAAGATTTTTTGATATTTTGAAACCTTTAGGTGTAGTATGAATAAATCGAGCAAATTTGTGAGTTGTAATTCCTGTTGCTACATGCGATGGTAAAGCTCTCTTTATTATCTTTAATGCTTCTTTGTTTGTTTTTGCATATATATAGTATTTCATTTGTGTTTCACCTTATGTTTAATAATATTCTACTATTTAAATATATAATTTAAAGTTTATCTCTCTAACCTCGCAAAGTCCCATTGTGCCATTATTGCTCCTGCGTCTATTGAGCTTTGGAAAGCGTAAAACTCGAAACCAAACTCTCTGCCCGCAACCGTAGGTATGTTTGCTCCTACTGTGTTAGTCCATAATTGAGTGCAAGAAGTATATAACCCGTTACCCACTTGCGTTAAGTTAGTGCAAGTTGTGTAGTTATATGCGGTAAATCTTACTGAAGTAGCAGCATTGTTATCTAATATTTCCCATATATACTTCTGATTTTGAATCATTGTTAGGTTAGTTGCTGTGCTTGTTGGACCCGCGTTATTCTTGCATCTTCCTTGTACGTTCCAATTTCTACTGTAAAAGTAACAACCATCTGTTGGTTCTGCTGCTGTTGTTGCATCTCCGAAGCCAGCAATTATAGTGATGTTGTTTCTACTTGCTAAGTTAGGCGTAGCCACACCGAAAACAGCTCTTTCATTGCCTGTAAAATACATTAATGAAGCTACATCAGTTCTGCAAATATAACCCCCGTTTGCTGTAGTAGAATCTAGGAAACTTACTACTCCGATACGCTTGTCTGCTGGTGCTGCTACTGCAGCTGTGCCTAAACTGAGAACCGCACAAGTCATCCAAGGTGACCTAACTGTTGCCCAGTATAGTAGTTCGTCATAAATCATTGGCGTTTTTGGTGGATTACTGCCTGAACCTGTTGCATCAGTTCCGCAATAGAAAGAACCGTTTGTATATGATTTAACATCGCAAGATGCTGCACTTAAACCAGTAACTACTAATTTGCTAGTATTAATTCTTGTGGCTTTAAATGCGGTAGCATTGACATATCCAGAACTGGAGTACCAAGACTGAGTGCCAGTAAGAAGTCCAGACATTCCAGATTGCCCGGTTTTTAATGTGTATTTAGAAAAGTTAGTATTATCTTGTGCTTTAGTGTAAAATCCTGCAGTAGCATTAGCCCAATATTGTGCTTTTGTGAAGTAATTACTAAAGTTTGTAAGTATAGTAGACTTCGGATAATAATAACTTCCTAAATACGATGTTAAGTTTGTTTCATATGCTAATTTAGTAAAGTAATTACTTAGATTGCCTGTGATTTTATTATTGACTTGTGTTTTATTCCAATAATTTGAAAAATTCCCTAGAACAGATGTTTTATTATAAAAATTCTCGCATACCCATGGGTGATTGGTACATAAAGTATCTCTACCTGACATTGAATCATGTTCTATATTTACTACTGCTGTTATTCCTTGCACTACTTGTGCAAAATCTATATATAATCTGTGTGTGGCTATTCCCATACCTGTATGGAGAAATCTTAACTGAACTTTCCCACCTGAAACATGATTTGCACTATCTAATACTGGTATCTCTGTTAAAACTTGTGCGGCTTGGTCTGTGATTACAAAATAACTCTCCCATGTACTAGCAGTATAATCCCAAAGATAAACTATTATATTATGCCCTGCATTGCCTGTATATTGCTCTCGCATGAATATCTTATTTATAGAACTCACACCAGTAAAATTCATTCTGAAATCTAAGGGATTAGCTAAGGCACTTTCACTTATGTTATAAGTATGTCCGTCATTATACCATAATAAAGTTAAATTGCTTGTTGTATTCGTTCCGTAAACTGTTTGCACAGAACTAGGATAATATATTGTGGATGATAATCTATTAGAGATAGTATTATTTAATTCTGTTTCACTGTAACTCAGCATACTTCCTGTGAAAGATAAATACTTAGAATTATCAGTCCAATTAAATCTACCTTTGAAATACTTTCCACCTTTCAATGTTACATTTCCTACTAGTTCCAGATTGCCTTCTCCAGTAAGATTAAAAACTGTAACATTTGCTGTGGTGTTACTCATTACAATAGCAAAGCCACCATCTGGAATAACATCATTTCCATCACATTTTCGCAATACAAGATAATCATTAAAAGGAGTACCACCAAAATTTCCATCATAATACCATTGGAAACCATCAGTTACTGGAGAACACTTATAATTCTCTAATGTTCTGTATGGTGTTTGGTCTCCCCAGTCTAAAGTCTGGTTTACTGTGATATTTTGAAATAAAATAGAATTAGATGTATTTAAAAAACTTAATAATTTACTAATATTAAAAATGTAATTTGTTAAATTTTCATATAGCCAAGGATTAGTAGCATTCTTTGCTGCATTTGTAACATTAGTTACATTGTATATAGTGTAATTATTATACAATGCTGTTACATTGTAAATTGTATTATTATTATATGTTGTAATGTTTGTAATATTATAGAAGTTTGTAATATTTCCAGTACCTGTTCCTCCTAAATGTGATTTAATAAGAATTGTAGTTTCTTCTACATTGAAAAGGGCATATGCTGATGACAAAACTAATAAAATTCCTAATAAACTATAAAGTGTTTTCCTCATCATGATTCTGTTTTAAATATTTCTAGTAGTAG